GCCGGAAATTTCCCGCGCAGTCTTTTCGATGAACGCCATTTTCCCGGACGGAGCCTTGGGGTTCGTATCAAGCGCTTTCTTTGCCGCAGCAACGACAGACTGTTCTGGGTGCGCCTGTTCCAGCCATTTCTGCGTGCCCTGCAGCGTCCGCCCGGCCTCCGTGTTCGTCTCTGTGATCCGGTCAGACAGCCGATAGAAGCTGTCCATATCGCCCCGCTGGAACGCCTCGTGTCTGAGTGTCGCCGCGACGTCGCGGTCTGTATTGTTCCAGTGATCCGCCGCAAGCAGTTCCTGAACCTGTCCGGCATAATTGGAAACATTTCCGTCCGCATCCGTCAGAATTCTGCCATTCGCCCGCGCAAACTGTTCCGCATTGGAAACCCGCTCATGCGTATACGGACGTGCAGCAGCGTTTTCTTCTGCCGACGCATACGCATTGTTCGTCCCCATCTGGTTGACTGTTCTGATGTCCTGCCCGGTGAGCGCAGCTAACACAGCTTGATCTACTGCGCTTCTTTCGCTTCTCACGGACTGGTTACTGACACCGGAACGCGGGCCGGATTCCCCGCCCGTTATAACGCCCTCTGCGCCGCGTTCCTGCGCGGGCTGCGTCGTTTGCTGGGTGTTCTGATTCTCGGCCTGTGCGGGGTCTGTGAGCGTTTCGCCGCGCAGCGCGGCCTGAATGGACGCGTCAAGCATTTCGTCCTGTGTCAGCTGAGTGTTCCGCGCCTGATTCTGGCTGCGCGAACCGAGCGCGCGATTCAGCGCAAAGTTCCCCGCGCCGAGGATACCGCCGACTGCTGCGCCGGTTGCAAATTCCTCGGCTGACTGATACGGATTGAAAACAGCGTCCCGGCCCTGCGCCGTGTTGTCGAGTGACAGCCACTCCCGATCTCCGTCATAGACAAGTTTCTGCATGGCGCGGCTGATCGGGTTCTGAATGAGTTCTTCGCCGCCCTCTTCGATCGCGCCCTTGATCAGATTTTTCGCCTTGCTGAGCGCAGAAAGCGTGCCGTCGTTCATCCAGTCGTTGTTTTCCAGACCTCCACCAACTTCGATTGCGGCGTTTGCAAGGCCAGCTATCGTAGACGCCAGAATGGCCTGCTCGTCTGTCGCTCCGGCTCCCTTTGCCTCTGCAAAGTTACCGCCGGTTTCCTGCATAAATGAAAGCCAATACGACGGGTCGCTGGAGATCCGCCGCATAACGGTTTCGATGCTGCCTGCAAGGCCGGAGCTGGCCTGCGTCAGCGTTCCTGCGCTCGAAGTGCCGAGCGTCAATAGCGCAAGCGCAGCCTGCGGCAGCGCTGCAATGACACCGGTTCCGATCGTGTTTGCAACGCTGCCCGCTTTCGTATCGCTCCAGTTTGCTGCGGAGCGCTCGTTCAGCGAATCGGACGTGCGCTGGGTGTACTTTGCCCAATTATGGATCGGCTGCAAAAGGGAACTTGTGAACGCCGAATCTCCTTTTACAAACTTCCCGTCCTTTGTAAACCCGCCGTTTAAATAACTTTCTACTGTTTCGACTGTCGTCGCTGCGGCGTCGGCAAAGTTGGCAATAGACGCGTTGAACTGGCCGAGGCCTGCGCCAAGCATGGTGAAAAGCTTTCCGCCGATCCCCTTGTCGGTCTGCGGCTGGGCTGCGCTCTGCCGCTGCGCAATCGCCTGCTGCATGAGGCTGTCCGTCTGAGACGGGATACTGAACCGTTCGGAATCCCGCACCGTCGGCAGGCTGCGCCAAGCGTTCTGCTGAAGCTCTCTCCGGGCGGAAGCAAAAAACTGCTGTTCCGCCCCTCTGGTCTGTGCGTCTGCCGCTTCGTTGATCGTGAACCGGTCTGCGTCCGCCACCGTCGGGAGGCTCTTCCACGCATTTTCCCGGGCCTCTTTCTGTGCCTCTTCCTTGCGCTCCTGATACGAACGCATGACTTCTGCGCGGCTCGGCGTGTCGGTGTACTGAACGGAATAGGAATCCCGCGCATTCTGCCCGTTTGCAGCGGCGGCTTTGATCTCCGGGGCCGTCGCCTTCTTTACAAGCGTCAGTTCGGCGCTGGCGGCGTTGATCTGCGCCCTTGCCGTGTCATACCGTGACTTTGCCTCGGCGTACTTCGCTTCGAGTGCTGACGTGTCCTTTTTGCGGGCTTTCCCGGCAGAAATCTGCCGGGCGATATCCGCCATGTCCCGCTGCGCGGTCGCGGCCTGCTTGCGAAGCGTGGCAACATCGGTGCTGTTAGCGGCGGTGGAAGACTTCGCTGCGCTCTTTCCTGCGTTGGAAACGCTGGAAACGTATGTACCGGAACCGCCGGAGTACGAGCCGCCCGCAGAGCCGGTTCCGGCACTGACTGGAGCCGCTGCCTGCTGCGTATCGCGGGCCGCAGCTTCACGGTCAATCACGCCCTTATAGGTCTTGTCGCCTTTCAGGACAACTACGTTGTCAGGCCCTTCCCAGATCCACAGGGAATCGTCTCTGCCGCCAAGCATTTCGCCCGGCTGTCTGTTGCCGTCGACCCACGAAACGCCGTCCGCAGACCCGATTCTGTACTCGCCGTCGAATCCGTCAGGAAGTGCCTGCGCTTTCTTCTGCGCGGCCTTTCTTATTGCGTCCTTGTCGACCGTGATTGCCTGCGTCTGGCCGTTTTTTGTCGCGGTAAACCCGTTCCCGGTATAGGCCCATTCGGAATTGTCCGGCGCCCATACCGTGCTTCCGGTGCTTTTCGCCTGTTCCAGAAGGTCAAGCCCGGCCTCTGTGCCGACGGTATACGGGCTGTTCTGCGAGAAGGCGCCGCGAATCGCCTCATTCATCAGCGAATCCCGGCGAACCGCATCCTCGTCGATTCTGACCTTTACGCTCTGGCCGTTCTTGCTGGCACTATAGCCGCCGTCTTCGTCGCGGCGGAGCGTATAGCCGTCGGAAAGAAGCTTGGTGTCTCCGGCGTTTTGCAGCTGATCGGCATAGCTTTTTCCGAGTTCTGTCCCGATGGTGTATAACCCTTCCGTGACCTTGCTCGTTGCTTCCTTCGCCTTTTCGCGGGCCGTCTGGATTCGCTCATTGAGGGTCGGCGTTTGTACTGTATCCTGCTGCACAGACGGTGCAGTCTGGCTCGTGCTGTCCAGAACCGGGGTGTCAATGGACGTGGGCTGTTCCGGTGTGTACTCCGGCGTGACCGGTTCGGCAGGTGTAGATTCACCCACCACGCCGGTCATTTTCACGCCGTTTTTCCAGACCGTAACGCTCCCGTCGGAATTCTTGATCCATGTCGAACCGTCAGAAGCGTCACGGACTTCACCAGCACCCATGCTGTTCGCAAGATCTCTGCCCTTATCGGAATTGATAAAATAGTCAGCCATGTGCACGCCCTCCGTCAGTACGGTTTGATCGACTGTAGAATTTCGATCAGCCGGTCGATTGTGTCCGGCCTGTTGCTCAACGCTGCAAGGTCGAGGCCGGTTCCCTTGCCCATACGGTAGCAGCCGTCGCGTTCGCTCCAATAGTCGCGCAGATGCACGACAAGGCGCTGGGCCTTCGGGTAATAGCGGAGCGTGTTAAAGCGTGTTTCCATGATCTCCGGCTGTTCCAGCTCCCAGAATTTTGCGGATTGGTTGGATGCTTTCAGTTCGTCTTTTGTGGTCATGTGTACCTCCATGTGTTGTAATATACCGATGTTGTGCAAGAAGAAAAAACACGCATCAATGCGCATAAAATGATGCGCGCATCAACAGAAAATGTGCAGAAATTCGGACTTTCTCTGCATTTTTGCGCTATACCCTGAACCGTCCTGCCGCAAGCCTGCACACCTCGTCGCGGTGCTCGGTCGTGACATATGACAAGACGTGGTTGGTGAATGCGGAGTATGCGGCCCAGCGGTCGCGCTTCCGGCGTGGGACGGGCGTATGCAGGAGCAGCCTGCGCACGTCCGCTGGCTCATAATGCTGTGCCTGCGTCATACCCCACCTCCCACCTCAAGCCTGTGCTCCTTGATAATGCCAGAACTGCCCCAGAAGTCGAAATCCAAGCGTCCGGTATTTCCATGACGGTTTTTTGCGACGATCGCGGTCAGGGGCTGCGCTTCCCACGGCAGCGGCTGCTTGGCCTCGTACGCAGCGGGGCGATGCAGCAGAATCACCGCGTCCGCATCCTGCTCGATTGCGCCGGAATCCCGCAGGTCGGCCATGCTGGGGCACTTGTCTGCCCGCTGTTCTGCTGCACGGTTCAGCTGCGCCAGACACAGAATCGGCACGTTCAACGAGCGGGCGAGGGATTTCAAGGCGGCGCTATTCTTCGTGACCCGCTCGTAGATGGAAAGTCCCCGCTCGTCGCTGCGTACCAGCCCAAGATAATCCACGACCACAAGCCGAAGATTCTTCGCCAGGTGCGCAGCCTGCGCAATGTCCGAGACGGACGCACCGGGCGCACGGTTCAGGCGGAAGTCATGCGTGGACAGAACCGACGCTGCGTTTGCAAGCTTGGCTTGCTCTTCATCCCTGAGGCCCCAACCGACCATCAGCCGCCCGATGGATAGACCAGATTCCGCAGCAATCCGACGCGCCGTAATCTGTTCGGTGGACATTTCGAGCGAAAAGAACAGGCAAACACCGGTTTTCGCGGCACTTTCTGCGACTTTCAAGCCAAACGTCGTTTTGCCGCAGCCGGGCCGTGCAGCCAGTACGTACAGC